TTGTTACTCACAAAAGCAGTATCTCCAGTAGTTCCTCCAGGATTTGTAACCACTTTGATTAGTCCAGAATCTAATACTGATTCGTCATCACAAAGTAACTCGTATTCATAGATACCATTATAGTGTTCTACAGAATTTTGAAAGAATGGATTTAGGGTTACTCTGAATTCACTATATCTATCATTTGTAGATAATAGTGTCGCTGTAAAATAACCACTACTAGAACCAACCCAGGTATCATCAGTTTGGTCCCATTGGCTTCTCATTCTAAATTTATATGCATCTCCCAATCCACAGTCAACATTTGCAACGTTGAATGATAAATCAAATTGAGATTCGTTGTTTACTACAATAATAGTCATACAAAATTATGTTTTTACAATAGGAAATATAGAAAATAGAATACCTGTAAACAAAAGAAAGGAGCCCCAATAGAGCTCCTTTCGCCACAAGTATATAGAATACGAATTACGATTCTACAATAGAAGATGTAATTTCGTATGAAGGTGCGGCTTCTAGTCCGCTGATAGTGATTTCATATCCTTGACGATCTGCGTATGCAGTTCCACTAGTAACTGTTGCTGCTGAAACGTATGCTCCACGCTCAAGACCTACTGAGAAATACTTTGGTGTTTCATCGTTAGTCTTGAATACTACAACCATGCTAGTAGCTTCTGCCATTAGTAACAATTGGTTGCGTTTTGCAGCTTCCATTTTGTTGAATACTAATGTCAATGCTTGGTCATATGTTACTGTACCATTTTCTTGTGATACTGCTACAGTTTCAGTGTATGAACCAGTTTGACGTGGCATTTCGAAGGTAAAGAAATCACTAGGAGTTAGGGCAGATCCGCCCACTGTAATAGCAGTTACATTACCTGAAGATTCTGTGATGCCTTCAACGGGTCCGTTTGCGATAAAAACTTTATCAACGCCACCTTGTGCATCATTACAATCTAGGGTAAATCCTGCTGAGATATTTGAACAACTCATAGTTTCTTTTCTTTGTTTAGTTTATAAAGAGAGGACCGAAATCCTCTCTTTGGTTATAGTGTGATTATGCTAATCCGTTAGTTGCAAATAGGTTTACTTGGTGTACTGCAACTCCAAGTCTCCATGCTGCTCTGAACTTTACTACGTCTTCTCCTTCATCGTAGAAGAATTTCATAGTTTCGAAGTCAGATTCTAGACCAGTTCCTGCAACGATAAATCCAGCAGGACCAGCTGCAACGTAATCAGATCCTACAAGACCTGAAGATTTTACAACTTTACAGTTAGTTCCGATTAGATCTAGAGTTCTACCATCTCCTTGATCGTAGTGGTAGTAGTTCTGAGCTACTAATGCTCTACGTAGAGTTTGGAAGTTAGCTGGAGAAACGATCATGATTAGATCTTCTCTGTCTTTTACTGCCTCGTCGATAGAATCGAATAGGTCAAGAGCTTGGTCGATTGCGTTAGAAACTGTCCAAGCTGCTGCACCTGCTGGTACGTTAGCACCTGCTGCTGCAGTAATTTGAGCTTTGATACCGTTTACAGTACCGTCTCCGTTGATTAGGAAACCTTCGTTGTATTTACGTACTCTTTCTACGTAGTAACTAGCGATAGTTTCTTCGAATGGTACTGAGTCGTTAGCAGTTCCTGCGCTCATTCTCTGAGATAACCAGTACTGGCGTAGGTCTTCTGGACAAAGTTCCATTTTTACTTGTTTGTCTGCGATTGAGATGTCAACTTGAGAGAAGTTTACATCACCGCTTGGGTTCCAACCACATGCAAGATCAGCAACGTTTAGGTCGCCGTCCATTAGATTGATAGCAACTGTTCCTGCTTGAAGGCCAGAACGAACGTCGATATCATTCATCAAGTCTGTGGTCAACACTGCCTTTGCGATCAAGTCTAATGAAAGCTCATCAGTGTATGCTGTTAGGGCTGTTAGATCAAATGCCATAATAATTGATGTTTGTTTAGTTTAGTTTGTTATTTGTTCTTTCTGATTGATACAAGCTTTTCAAAACGTGCTTCTGCACGACCTTTGATAACTTTTGCTTCTTCAGAGAAGTTGTTGCGAATCTTTTTAGTAGCTGGCATATCCGCGATTGCCTCAAAACGCTCAGTTAGAGTGTTTAGTTCTTCTTTTAGAGAGCTAATTTCTTCAGTGTATGGTTTGATTAGACCTGCGATCTCTGTAATGAATTCATCAGCGTTGAATTGCATTGCAACTTCTTCTTTGATTTCTTCTTCAGCTTCGATATTCTCTTCAGCTTTTTCTTCGATCGAAGTAATTTCACCATTTTCACCTACTGTAATTAGCAAACCTTCTGTAGTTTCATGCAACCCAGCCGGCGCGAATGGATCTTCAGATACACCTTCACCAGCTCTAACGAATAGGATTGCTCCTGGTTCTAGCTCGCCTTCAGTGTAAACTTCCGTTCCGTCTACAAGAGTAGCTTCAGCCATTTTGACTTCAGTTTTCTCGTCTACGTGCTCGTCGTTTTGGATTTCCACTACTTCTTCAGTCTCAGCTCCAAGTAATACTCTGAGCTTTGTGATTGCTTCGTTTACATTCATAATGAAATAGTTTTGTTTAGGTTACGTAACATATAGAAATATACGGGATTGAAAAATGGACAAAAGTTGAAAAAAAGTGCTCTCAGATTTTTTTATGTCGTAGAAATTGTTTATATTAGTACTATAATAATGATAAAGGCAAAACAAATGATGGAAATGCAAAATCAAATCGACCAAGTCAAAACCTATTTTGACGAAAATGTTGGACTTGTTACCATATCGCAGTTGGATAACAACATGCTATGTATCGAATCTGACGAAGAAGAAGGTATGGGTATTCGTATCTCATTCCAACCTGACTTTTACGTAGTTAGTCAAGTTGTAGATGGTGCTGTGTTAGTAAAAGAGGAGTTCTATTCCTTTGCTGATCTAGTAGACCACATTGAAAATAGCTACTAATCGAAAAAAGTTTGAAACAAATTTGCATGATTAGCATATAACTTTCAGGTTTATGCAGGAGAGAGAAGGATCTAGTTTTCGGACTGGTCCTTCTTCTTGCTTCTAATGGCATGAATTCTCACGATATTTAGAATAATACCTGAGACTATTAGACCCAAGGTTAGCCATTCATTCCAGTTCATGATAGCAGCACCTGATCCTGCTATAGTTACTATATTTGCTGTAGTATCTTTGATTTCGTTCATTAGTTCTTGATTGCTTTTTCAAGGAAGTTTCCAGCAATACTAAAACCATTCAGTTCGCCGTCTTTGATCTTCTTCCACGTTTCTGAATTATTTATCTTGTAGCTCGTCATCCAAGTGCCTTTTGGTACATCAAATCCATATAAACTTGATTTATCTTTTTTAGGATCTTCTACCAACCACGATTCAAGTAGTGTATTCTCTTGCACTACTTCGTCGTTATGATTTACATCTGTATTGTGGAGCTTCTGTTCCTTCATGAACTTCTCAGCAATTTCTCTAATAGTCTCTTGACTAAAGAATACATGAAATAGATTACCCATAGCATCGCGTCTTGGTATCAAGATTTGTGGTACCATTGCAGGGCCAATTACAATTCGTTGATCGTCTTCAGAAAATGCAAATGAACCAGGGTATCTCCAATAATTATTAGAAGCATTAGCATCTTGACCAGCTCTACCTCTTGCAGGTCCTCTACTAATCATTACAGTTTCGTTATTATTGTTCTTGAATACTTCAAGTTCTTCCCAATAGTGTTTGCAATTTACACCACCCTTGAAATCAAAGATTGAATAGGCTTGTTTATTATGTCCAAATTGACTATTGATAGCCCTATCTTCCATCTCATCGATCTCTTCTCTTGTATAGATTTTACGAAGTCTCTGCATTGCTTTACAAAAGTTACGTTCAGCAGGTGGTCCAGCATAACGGTATTTTGTTTCAGCCTTTTTTGTTAGATCTCTTTTACCAAGAATATCAAGAGCTCTAATTCCTTTTAGATAGTCGCCAATATCTTCAAATTCTTTTTTAGTACCATCAATTATAACTACAGTTTCAGGATCGTATTCTTCTCCAAACTCATCGCTTGCTGCCAATTCTAAAATAGCGTCTCGTATTTCATCCTGTGACATCTCTTGCTTTTGGCCTTCCCAGTAACTGTAACATATAGCTGCGGCTTGATCACTCTCGTAACCTTCCTCTGTGAGTACTGGTATACAACGTCCTATAAAGTCTTCTTCACTTTCTCCGGCATTTGGTTCAACGAATTGTTGTTCAGCAAATGCTTGCCAATTGATGCCAATTGCTGGTCTGTCGACGAGAGACATAATATCGACACCCATGTTATCAAATTCAAGTTCATCTACGTTGATGAGTAATTCTACAATCTTGTTCATAATTATAATTTTGCTAGATCTTCGATCTTTTTATTTGCTTCTTGTTCGCTAGTAACTTCTGTTGCTACTACATATGCTCTAATTGGTGCTTGTGTACCTTGCTGGCTTGCAGTAACTGTAGCTGCTCCTTCTTGTCCAGCTGCTGTAGCATCTAATGCTGCTTCTGGATTGAATGTAGGAATTGTTGGTCTACTTGGTACTCCACCACCAGCACCTCCACCACCACCTCCAGCTGCAGGAGTAGGTGTAGAAAGTATCTGTTGTACATTCGCAATACCACTGGCAACTGCGATTCCTGCTGCTATAGTAGCTCTAACAGGAGAGGTTGGATCACCAGGAATCAACTGAGATGCATAGGCAGATTGTGCTGCTTGGTATGTTTGTATCGTAGTTGCTGCAATCGCTGCTGCTTTACCAACTGCTGTTTGTTCTCCAACAAGACTAGCAATAGCACCAAAGGCTCCAACTGCTAATTGTAACTCATTATCCTTTTCAGCCTTCTTGAGTGCTACATTGTAATCAGCCTCTTCTTTTGCCAGCTTCTCACGTTTCTTTTGGAACTGGTCTCTGATCTTTTGCTTTTGTTCTTCAGTAGCTCCAAGTAGTGCAAGTTCTTCCATTGCCTTTTGTTCTTCAAAGGCAAGTTCTTCTTGTGCGCGTTGAAATTCATTTTCGATACTCTCAAAGTATGCAGCATCTAGAATCTCTTTTAGTCTTGCTTGTTTATCTTTATATTCTTGTAATTCTGCCTCTTCGCGTTCTTTACGTTTCTGTGCTTCAGCATCAGCAAAATCTTGACGCATTTGAGATAGTTGATTCTCATATAACTGTTCGGCTTCTGCTAACTGTTCTTTAGTTGCCTTGTTTTCACGTAACTCTTTGAGTGCTGCTTGCTTTTGTATCTCTAATTGTGCTTCAGCCTTTTCTTGTTCGTCTTTGATGTCCTCTACTCGCAAGTCACGTAGTATATCAGATACTGTTTGTTCTTGTGCAAGTCTCTCTTCTATTTGGGCTTTACGTTCTTCAGCAGCTTGTGTTCTAATTTCACGACCAACTCTTTCAGCATCATATTCGATATTTGCAATTTGAGTTTGTTGTTCAATTAGTTGTGCTTGTAATTCTGCAATTTCTTGTTGTTTCTCTCTACGCTCTTCGTAGTTATTTGTTAGAGTCAACTGTGCCTGTGCAGCTTGTAGTGCTAATTGTGTTTCAGCAACTTGGTTTTCTGCTAATTGTTTAGTAGCAGCTGTAACCTTGTCAAGTGCAGCAAGTCTTTCATCAAGACCTAGTGTAGTATCTTCAAGTACTTTTTTCTGTGCCTCTATTTCTGCATTTAGTTGGGCATTCTCAATAATAGTCTTTTTACGAAGATCTGCCAGTTTCTTTTCAGCATCAAATAGACTATCAACTGCTGTAGTAGCCTCGTTGACGGCATCTTTCATAGTATTGAATGCTTCTGCGAATTTACCTTGTACTAATAACTTCAAGGCTTTACCTACATTGGCTACAATAGCACCAAGTCCTGCCATTACCTTCTTTAGAGCTTTGGCTCCACCTTCTAGATTCTTGAAGTAATTGACAAGTGCAAGTACTAATGGTACTAGAAGACCAATACCAGTTGCTGCAATAGCTGCTGATGTTACCTTTCCAAATACATTAGCTGCTTTACTACTGATTCCAAATCCTTTTGCAATACCAGATAAACCTGATTGTAGCGTCTTGTAACCTTTCTTGAGGTCATTGAAACTATTAGATAATCCAGAGAACTTCTCCTTGATGGCATCTAATTGCTTTGAAAAGAATCCACCCTCTTTTTCTGCCTGTTTGGTAGCCTTTCCAGCTTTCTCCATCTCTTTGGTAAAGTCTTCAATATTGTCGACTTCTTTCTCTATACCATCGATGGTAAACTTGATTTTGACTTCTTTTTCTGCTGCCATATTGGTCTGTTATTATTCTATTAGAAATATATCGAGAGAGTCCGATGAACTAGACGCCATCAAACTCTCTACAGTTATCATCATATTCAGTTGGTTCTTGTCCAAAGTTTTGGTTATTACATGCATCACAGTCGATATAGACTTGATCGATAATCTCATATTGTGCAGTGTATGGTCCAAAGTCGGTAATAGTAACACAGCTTTGGCAAGTATCATTTATTCTGACTACTTCACCTCCAGTGTATGATGTAAATGATGAAACAAATACATTACCACTACCATCACAGTATTGAGCTGCATAAACGGTTGGTGTAACTTGTCCGAAACATGTAGGACAGTCAGGATAAACTGTATTTACTGTAGTTGCAGGTTGTACTTGCGAAACTGCGACTACCTTCCAACAACCAACATAGGGTGTTCCATTTAGTTCTACTACATCTCCTATAGTTATTGCTGATGTATGCGATACAATCGTCTCAATAATAGGAAGTAACACACATTCATTATCATATCTCTGTACACGATAGACGAAGTTTTGTTGGTTATTATCCAAACAATCTTGACAATCTGTAAATGTTTCAAACCATGCATAATCCCAAATAGCGGTACTTGCAGGATTCATAATTCTAAAACAGTCTGTAGAACCTGTAACACCTACAACATCTTGATTATTTAGAGGTGTAGGACTTTGAATAATATAAACAATACTACTCAGAGCACTACAAGTATCGATACGAGCTTCATAGTAATAGAATTGTGTAGGAGCATCCTGATCACTTGGCTTGAAGTTATTTAGTTTTATCAATTGTACCTTTACCTTGTCTTCAAGTCCTACTGGTGCATCTATAATCTTTTCTGGTCTATAGTATGTACCATCTACAAAAATAACATCGTCAAATGAGAATTCTATTAGGTCAACTGCATCTAATACAAAGTAACCTGTTAGTCTTCTACTAAACTTGTTGTATAGTGAAGCAATATAGTCACTCCAATAGCGATTGAATAGGCTAGTGCCAAGTTCTCCATCAATTCCAAATAGTGTTAGGTCTCCATAGTATGGAAACTGAATATTCCAGTTTAGTTGTACGTCATTTACACTTGGTGGCCAAGTCTCATGGTAACTTGCAAGTGGGTATTCTACTTGTGGTTGTGCTGTTCCACCTTGATCCATATACCAAGTCGTAGAACTTTGTAGACCATTATAAAATAGGAATCTTGTGTTTGGTCTAATAGGTTCACTTTTACCGTCTTCTGAAGTATAAAGCTTTGGAATTACAAATGTACTATTAGATAATGCGCCATCTATCTGTGCAAATGGTGTAGGTGAGAAATTAGTAGACACATCTCTTGTGCCTTTGAGTAACTCACTACCACTATCAAAGTTTAGTTGACCATAAACCTCTTTGAATGCATTTTGGTTATAGTTGTTGATTAGATCCTCATCCTCTTCGAATTTGAATTCTATACGATCACTCTGTGTAAAGAAGAGAGGTTCTAATACTGCGTCCTTTGCTCTATCTAATTTATTAGTCCAGTCGAATATATCACCACTTGCGATATAATCAACCCATGGTTCGATAATAAATGTAGTTGGATCTCCCTTTTTTGGAGCCATTACCAGTCTAAAGGTAGTTAGTAGATCTTTGATAAAATCTATTTGCTTGTATTCACAGTCAAGGTTATTTACAGGATTGAAAATACCTGGAGCTGCTGTACATCTAAAGGTTCCATTCTCGATTGCTGCAACATCAGTAGTCGGTGTGAAGTCTACTGCAAACTGAACTGTTTGACCTGCTGTTAGGTTTATTGTAGCATTCACTGTAATAACTCCGATTGAATTACTAGTACCACTTGCAATTTGACTACCATTTCTGAGAAGAAGTGCAGTAGCGTACGCCGTAGTACCTTGATCTGGTTGTACATTTACTCCAGTACTTGCTTGAAATGTATAACTACCAGTTAGTGGTGCAGTATATGCATAGATCTGTGTAGATGAACCAGTATTTGTAGGGTTGAAGTTATTACCTGGATCACTTGACTCTAGGTTTATTGGTACTACTATTAGACTTGTAGCTTGTTGTACGAGAGTACTTGTTGCATTGAATAGGTTATCACTCTCATTTACTTGTGCTTCAATATTAGTATCGTTACCAAATGCAGAAACATAGAGTTTCTTGAATAGGTTACTATCGATAAAGTTTGACTCATAGTTATAATCAGTACTTGCAAAGACTGCATCTACTAGCGCCTTTGCTCTAATCATTGGTTTGAATCTTTCAGGTGCTAATGCCCAGTTTGCATCAGTAAATGTCTTTGGGAAAAGCGATGCATTCACTTTGATTTCTGATTCTAATGCAAGACCTGTATTACCATACGTATTACCATGATCGATTAGTGGGTAAATTACATCACCATTGAGTAGACCATCTGTAGGTCCTCCTTCAGGATATGCATCCCATGAACCTGTAACATTTGCATAACTCATAGTGTGTATGAGGTCAAGGTTTAGCTCACACATAGGGCTGTCACCTAATGCACTTGCAAAATCTCGTGTTTCTCCAAGAAATACAATCTCATAGTCATAACGGTCTAGGTCCTCATTCTTGTAGATCTTTTGTAATCTGATATGACCTTCACGGAATGGTTCACCATCAATTAGTATTTCTGCTGTCTTCTTTATAGTTACATCATAGTCGATACTGTCTACATAGAAGGCTGCTTTGAAGAAGTCATTATTGTGTGCAGTTCCAGGTACTCTAAATGTACGAGTAAATGCACTAGTCGCATCAGTTGAAGTAATGTCCTCTACTGAAAGGTTTATCTTGATTGGTGACTCTTCATATAGATCTAACCAATACTGAGTTCCGTCATTATAGACTCGTAATTGTACCATATTATCCTCTTTGTGAATTCAAGTTGATCGCATTTACTAGTGTTATTTCTAATTGGAATAACTTGTTTTTGCGATATGTTTTCTCTACTATAGATTTATTCTTGATAGTAGCAGCATACTGGGTTCCATCACCATCGATGTATTGTACGTCTGGTGAAAAGAACATATTTTCTAGGTAAACCATCTCATGGTCTTCTAGGAAATCAGTAGTTATTGTAAACTCTTCTGTTAGTTTTTGTGAGTATACCGTACGACCTCTCCAACGAGCGTCAGAACCTGTAAAGGTATCATTATAGCTGAATAGATTATTAGTAAATTCATTACGTTCTGCGTTATATCTTTTTTCGTTCTTCTTGGTAAATGTGAAGTAATCCCAGAAACCAAATGAGTTCATCCATCTCACGTTGATGTTATCATAGTCATTACATTTCTGTGGTCTAATATCGTATCTAATAGGTGTCCAACCTGGTTCTTGCATTACATTTGCTTGGGTTTCACTTTCACAAGCTGTAATAGTTCCCATACTAAAGATAACATAGTAGTGACTCGTGTTAGCTGGTAATTGTCCAGCCCAATTTATATTGAAGGTCATATAGACATTCGGATATTCTACATCGAATCCATCCCAGATACCAAAGTTAGGTCCTCCACCCTGTGCTGTGGTATTTGGAAAGAACTGAGCACTCAATTGGGTTCCAGAGCTGTCATATGCATACAACCAAGCACCTTCACAACCTTGTACGTTTACATTAGGAAAACCAGCACCTCTGTCTGCTCTATTTACCTTTTGCATAATAGAGGCTGTTCTAAAGTCGTTATCTCTATGATGCTTCATTAGAATAGGTTGTGTACTTTGTAGGAAACTTGGTTTACCATCAGTTATTTGTGCAGCAACCTTTGAATAGGTCCAATCAGTCAAGATGCCACCTACTCTGATAACTTCAGTACATCCAACGTTTATAGCACTACCCGCTGCCGTTGCTTGATATTCAAGTGGTAATTCATTTTGTAATTCTCTCTCTTCGTTACGACCCATAACTACACTTGCTAGTTGTGATGTTGCATCGATTGTTAGAGTACCACTAGTTTCTGATCCTACTTTGAGAAACCATTCACTACTCCATTCGTCAGCTGAAATCCATGTATTAGAACCTGTTCTCCCAAATAGGTTATTCTCAGTTGCTTTGAATCTTTCGATTTGTGTTTGCAATAGGTTCCTAATGTTTATGATAGCACGACCTACACGGTTAGGTGCGATACGTATATCATTTACAGGATCTATTGAACTAACAGTAGCATCAAATACCTGTATTACATATTTGTCAAAGTCTACTGTGACGTCTCCAACGGTTCCCATCTCGATTACTGCATTCCCATTGGCCTGTGTGTGAATCATATCGGTCCAAAAGGTTGGTGAGTAGGGTCCGTTCTTTATTTCTACTGTTGCTGGCATAATTTTATAATAAATTTTCTATAAAGTTTTCTACTTCTTGTACAAATCTTTCTTGCATTACAATACCTGGTCCATCATCTACTGAGAACCAATTTTTTGGTCTCAGACCCATTGTAAATACTTTATTGACTGCTCCAAATGCTTGGCCATCTGTTAGTCCATATGCATCTTTGAAGATACCATAGTATGGTTTTCTTTCGGTGTATGCATATGTTCTATTATCAAACTCTGATTCTCTAACACCCGCATATGTTTGTTTTGTTCCTTTTACTCCATAGTTTTGGTATACTACATAATCTTGTACTTCAAATACAATAGAGTCTGGTGTTAGTACATATCTAAATTTTGCAGTGGTTCCTGTTTCAGCATTTAGAGCTGTCACTACTCTCTCAGCACCTTGAGCCCAAACACTATCAATACTCATTAGCGAAAGATCTTGGCCAATGTTTTCTAAATCTTGTATAAATTCGTCTACTGAAGTTATCATTCGTATGGTGTTATACAATTATTGATAGGATCTGGAATTACGATCTGTAGTGTTGCAGTCATCCCTGCTACCGTATCTTGGAATCTCTCTTTGAATGGAGTCAGTGAGTAACTCAGTTGTACATCAGGTTTATCTGTAAAACCAAATCTCAAGTAGGCAATTACATCATCAATATACTGTTGTGCTTCACTCTGAATCTTCAGGAAGTCATCGTCCAATACCATGTCCATCACAATCATATTGAAATTGTAAATAATCGTCTGTTGGGTTCTCTGATGTGTTGTAGGATTTAGAAACAGGTATGGGTAGTCTGCTTGATCTGCTACACCGCCTTCACTACGCACCTTGATGTCTGATAACTGGCCATAGCCAAAGTCTACCAGCATTTTGTGGTCAAAGGTTACCTGTTTGATTCTATCTACTATTTCTTTGTAGGTCATATTGTCTCTTTTGTTTGAGTTGTCTCTCTCTTTCTTCTAGTGCCTTTTCTTTGCGGAGTGCCATAAAGTTGAATGCTTCACGGATTCCTAATTCTGTTACTGGTCCTACTTTGAGTGGATCGTCATTTGAAAGATCTACTAGTACTCTATACCAGCTCTTTGCGCTTTTCATCCCTTCGTTCGCAGTCTTTTGGTAGTCTTCAGCTACCTCTGAGTATTCACCAATACCAAAGAGGGCACTATAACCTTGGTATAGGTGGGTTCTCCACTTTATTAGTTCATCGACAAGCCATTGTGCTTGGTGTGCGTTCTCTACCTCTACTTCGAGTATTTCGAGTACTTTGTCAATCGTCTTTTCGATACCAATAGTTAGGTATACATCAAGATCGATAAACTCGCCAAACTTGAGTTGGTCAAAGTCTTTTACCTTTACCCTTTCTCTGACATTCATAATCGATGCGATAAAGACTATACCTAGTTCTAGTGCTTCACGATTGGCCTCTTTCAGTAGATCGATCGGAGCATCTGTAACTATATTGAGTAATCTGGGCCAGTTGGCTTCTTCAAGCATGTCCCATTTGATTAGCTCTTTCCTCTGTTCTACTGTTAGTTTCTCTGGTAACTTGTAGACCTTGTTATTGATGTTCATCTTTATCATAACAGTATGAAATATAGAGTTAGTATCTACCTGAATTACCTACCACTGCGTAGGTTCCAAGAGTACGATTTTGTTTGCGGTTGTAGTTTACAATTGCGAGTGACATCACAGTATCATCGTGCATACCACTAGGATGACCATAGCGAATAGATCTCGTCTTTGGATTGTAATCATATGTGAAGATCTCAAGTTCATGAGAAAGTGCTGGGAATACTTGTGGGTTTGGTATCTTTACCTCTGAATTATTGAAGTCTAGTATGAGTCCTTCGATAATCTCGTTTTTACTCTTTGATGAGGTAACAAATGGATGTGTATCTTGCCATTCCCTTTTGACTTGCTCAAAGATTACATCACCTATACTATTTACCTCTATCATTACTGTGGCATTCCACTTCTTGATTCGGGTTAGTATCTCTTGGGTCATGTTGGTCCATTGGGTCTTGTTATCTCTGTAGATGTCTATTACAGTTCCTTTAGAATCCATAAAGGTGGCTACTGTGTAGTCTTCTTGTTTACCTAAATCGATACCACAATAGACTTTACCAATTGGTTTGGGCCA